CTTTACCACTATTTGTAGTAATAATTTGGGTGCTATAGAACTTATTTGTAGTTGCTCCAAGAGCAATACAAAGAGGAAGTTCTATATCAGAATATATTTTAATCATAACTTAATTATGTTACATTATTAACTACTGTTGCATCAGTTATATTTTCAACTTCAGCATCATCAGATCCAACTAAATTTCCAGTTGCTTTTACATAACTAAATGTAATAGTATCTCCATTCACAATTGCATCTGTTACTGTAATAGTCAATGTAGTTCCAGAAGTAGTCACATTGGTTACTACATTATTAGTACCAGAATTTATATCTACTGTAAAAGCAGCAATAGTTGGACTAGCTGGTAAAACTTCATTATCAAACTTTAATATTAAACTTGTCGTTGCCCCATCATTAACAGCTCCTCTAGCATATTCTGGTTCCCTTCTAGCTATATATCCACCAACAGTTATGCTAAATGTTTTAGTATCATCTTTGGGAATATTTGTTCCATAAGTTGGATCAGGATCTCCTTGTTTTACAAATAAAGCTTGAAAACAATAATATGGATAGCCACCAGCAAAAATTAAAACTGAAATTCCACCAGAAATATTTGCTTCTGATGGAGTCCAAATGAATGTTGACCTTCTATAATAACTATCCTGATTATAATCAGCTAAAGAGTTTGCAGAGCTTCTATATCCTGTATATGAAATAGCCTCATCAGATTCTGCAACAAGAACTGCAGTTGATGTATTTGCTACTCCAGCACCATTAATTACACAACGAGGCAAGTATAAAAAACCTTGATTTGCACGGCGATATGGACGAACAGTATAATCATATGTATCACCACCTATATCTGCCACTCCTGTTGTATCTCCAGTTGGTGGATAGACTCTTAGTTCATATACTAATTTTAAATATTCATCATCTGCTAAAGTTATTGTTGTTGGATTTCCATTAGCATCTTTTATTAAAGTTCTTGACCAAGCAACAAAATTATAATAACTAAATACTATTTCTGCTAATGCATGGCCATCTATATTATTATTTGGGGTGAAATAATATTGTCTAATAGCATAAGCATAGTCTCCAGAGCTATTCCAATTATAGCTTGAAGGACCACTAACCATATTTGTTCCAACCAATTCTGCCGTTGCAAATGTATCTGATTCTGTTGGTTCTGTAATTTTTGTGCCAACATTGCAATGAGCTGAAGTATTAAGAGGAGACCAATTTGCTGACATAACATAATTAAGTCCTTCATTTAATACTAAGTTATTAAATTCAGACCTAAAACGAACATCGCCATTAGCAGTTATAATTTCAAGTTTTATATGCCCAGAAATTTTTGTTGGAATTTTAATCATTAATATAAATCTCCTGAAATAATAGTCATTGATGGAATATAATATTTATCAATATCATCAGTATTAATTTGTAAATCATGAATTATTACTGTAACTTTTATATCTCCAGAAACAATATCCATATTAAATATTGCATATGATTCTGGATCAACTTCTGTTTCAATTATAACAGAATCCATTGTGCCAGATACAATTTCTATATTAGGGATTGCATATGAATTTTCATTTTCTTTATTAAAAGTAACATCTCTGAATGCCATTTCAGCTATTGATGCTGAACTACTTATGCTATCTTGTGGAGACAAAACACCTTTGATTGAAGAAATATTTGCACTTAAATCTAAAGAATTACGTTCATTAATTGTATATGGTACACTTGTTATATAATGAATATTGTCTTCAAGTTCAAATCTATATGGTAGTTTTACTTGTTCTAATCTACATTGAATAGATCCAGCTCCTGCCCAATTATATAACTCATCAATTGAATCATTTAAAAATCTAACAGCTATATTATATTCAAAACTTGCCTCTGGTGCAGTTGGCTCTGTATCAAAAAAGACCTTGCCATTTATTTTATCTAAATCATAATTATAAACAATTGATCCTTGATCTTTTATTATAACAGTACTAGATACAACAAATCTACAATGATATGCATCAGTTCTAATAAGTGGACTATCATCTAAATCAATTACATTAGCTGATTTAAAAAAGTACCATTCCAAGGGATCAACAGGATCTTGAACCATTGGCTGATAATCAACATTTCCTACTCCGCTGCGCCAATCAGTAAAGTCTCTCATCAAGAATCCAGCATATGACCCTTCACATGCATGGAATATATTTACCATCTCATCAAGATTTTCCCATCTCTTGATTCCTGTTCCTATATCAAATGTTCTAAGATGAGTTAGCCATTCAATCCCTCTTTGTTCTTTGCCAACATCTGTCCTAACAACTTGAGTTTTATACTCCTTAATTGCTTTAGCTCCAAGTGCTATGCACTCAGATAGTAAAATATCATGATATATTTTAATCATTATATCTTATTTAATTCTTGAAGCCTTAGCACCATTTGCATTCATTACTTTAGTGTGTAATTGAGCCATAGATTTTTTATCTATATATCCTTTGCCTTCTTCATTTGCTGCAATAGTAATATTAAATATTGTTGAATGAGCAGCTTGAGACTCTACACCAAGCTTTCCATTCCTGCCTCTTTTAAGTGGCATTATGGCTTCTGGTCCAGCTTCTCCTGCTAATCCAGCACCATTGGCCATTGGGAATAGAACAGGTTTATTTATAACTCCACCTCTAGCAAATGGAACTACATTCCCTTTATTAAATACCCCACCTTTTTCAAAACCAGTTCCTATCCCTGCGGCACTTATTGAGTCAAAATCTGCAGACATGAAATTTCCCATTTCCTTACTAGATCCAGCAGCAGCACTCCCCGTGCTATTAAATGAACTTATTGATGATTCTATTGCCTTTAATATAAGCATTTTAATTATCATCTTTGATATATCAGAAAGAATACTTGCTGCCATTTCCTTAAATGATACTGCTCCAGTAGTTGCAAATTCTACAATTGAATCCGCTGCGCCTTCTGCAAAGTCTCCTATTGCTTGTCCCATTACATCAGTCCAGATTACAGCCCATTCTTCAGTTTTTATTATCCCAGTATCTAACGACTCATTTATTGCTTTTAGTCTTTCATTAAACTCATCACTTGACATTAAGTGCTGGACTTCTATCAAATCAGTATATGCCTGCTCTTGCTTCTTAATCTTATCAGTCATTGTTTCAAATGAACCTCGTACAGCAGCAAGTTTTGCTTGTTCTGCTGCTATTTTTATTGCTTCCTTTTGAGCAGCAGCAGTTGCTCTAATTGCTGCTACTCCTTCTGCATATCTTTGATTAAGAGTTTCAAGATCAGTAGCAGTATCCTTCATAACCAAATTCCAAAGCTTTTGCTCTTGCTTGGTTGCTGCCATTTCTATTCTATATAGTTTTTGTGCCGTTGTATCTAAGCCTAATATGTGAAGTTCATCTTTTTGTGCTCTAATTAAATCATCTATTGCTTTAAGATTATCTTTAAGTGCCTTTGGCTTTGTCTTGTTTTGTCTTTTCTTTGCTTCATCAGCATTTTTATACAGCCCCATTAAAGTTTTAACTGCTTCATGCTCAGGAGTAAGGCCATGCTTAATCATAAATCTGATTCCTTTCATTTGGTCAGAAGTTGTCTTAATGCCAAGGAGCTTTGCCTGTCTCAGCGCCTCTTCTTCATCAACAAGTGGATAAAGTTGTTTGGCATAATCCTCAGTCATATGTCCTAATTTCTGTGCTGCCCATGCAGCCTCAAAATCTGCTTGTTGTTTTTCTGCAACAGCAATTGCATTTGCTTTTATAAAATTGGTTTGTTCATTAACTGATTTGCTGACAGTTGCTATTGCTTGATTAAACATTTTAACATGAGTATCATTCCCCTGTGCTAAGGCCTCATCTCTTAATTTCTTTAAACTTGCAAGTGCCATTGCTGATTTACTAAGTTCTGGGGAAAATTGCTGAAGTACACTTACTGCTGTATTATATAATCCAATTGATTCCCTAACTGTTGCATTAAATGTAGCCTGGCTCCCCTTTGCTTTTTTTAGCGATTGTGTTAAAACTATTATCTCTGCATCATAATTAGAAATTGGTGGGGCTTTATAATTTACCATAGCCTGCATAGTTTCTTCATGGGCTTGCTTTAAATTTCTATAATGGATAATGCCGCCAGCAATTATTCCGAAAAATGCAACAAAAGGTGCAGCAATAACAGCGGCTGTTGCAGCAACAGAAGCAAGAGCAGCACGAGCAGCAAATATTGCAACTCTAATTGCTATCATCTTATCTTTAAAAGCAAGGAATGCCTTTCCAGCCGCCCATATTCCTACTGTTATTTTTGCTAATGGACTAAAGAGCCACTTGAATCCTTTTAAAATAAGACCAAAAGGTTTTATAAGTGCAGCTGCTGTAATGCCTAGAAATAATAAATTGGATGTTAATCCCATAAATGATTCCTTCATTGCCATGGCTTTTTCACCCAAACTTGTTGCTGTCTTATCAATCTTTACGAGTGATTCATTAGCGCCATCAGCAGCCTCTGATACAGCAGTTAATTCACTATTTACAGAATTTGCTTCGGATGCAACACTTTCAAATGATTTGCCAACATTCTTATTGGATGATGTCAAAACTTTTACAAAACTATCTACTTCAAAAAATACTCCAACAAGTTTAGTTAATGCATTGGCCAACATCGTTAGTCCTTTTACAAAAGGCATTAGCAGAGTAACAAGGGCTGGAGCAAATGCTAATTTTAATGCATCTAATGAATTTGCCAATTCAGCAAAAGCAGCAGTTGGCTTTTTAAGTGCTTGCTCTAGTATATCACCACCATAAGTTTCATTTATTTTCTTAACAAATTTTGGCATAAACTTTGATGTCTTTAGAGTTCCAGAGGCAACTAATTTAAAAAACTCCCCCATTTTCTCTTTGCCAAGATCCATTGCTTCTGCTGCTAATTCCATCGAGCCTGGCAAATACTGCCCCATCTGCCTACGCAATTCCTCCATTGATACAAATCCTTTTGATGTCATTTGCTCAATTGATAAGAATAAACCATGCATTTGTTCTTTATTAAGATTCATTATTCGACCAACTTTAGCAAATGCTCTAAATTGGTGCTCTGCAACCTTTATTGACCCTTCAGCCCTACCACTAGCAAGAACAACCGCAGCAGAGAATTTTGAATAAGCTTTTGCAACACTATCTATATGTACTCTATAATCTTTTGCTATTCTTGCTGAAACAACCATTTGATCATTTGCATGATTTATTTTCTCAGTCATTGTTCCACTTGCATCTGCCGTAACCATCATTGCATTACGGAAGCCAAGGAATTCAGATTGAAGTCTTGCCAAGGCAACAGGATTTATTGCATCCCATAACCGATATAAATAGTTAGCAAATTTCATTCTAATAATGAATTCCATGGACTTTCTAAGTCTTTTTAGACCACCAGCAAATTTATTTGTTTTAGCAGCTGTTTTATCAAGATCAATTGCTAATTGTCCTGCAGTTGTTGATAGCTCCTTTGCAACTGGAACTGCACCACCTAGTGCTTTATTAAGCCCAGTAACATCAATAGCAGCAGACTTTGCCTTTGCAGAATATGCATTAAGAGAGCCATAGGCTCCTGCATAAGCATCAGTTACTGCTTTTGCTGCTGGACGAGTTCCAGACAGGGCCATGTTTAAATTAGTTGTATCAATTGCAGCTTTTTTGGCTTTTTCTGAATATGCATTTAGAGAACCATATGCCCCAGAAAAAGCATTTTTGACAGATTCTACTGCAGGCTTTACTCCAGTCAATGTTACATTAAGATTTGTTGTATCTACTGCAGCAGTTCTTGCTTTTTCAGAATATATATTAAGGGAACCATATGCTCCAGAAAATGCAACTTTTGCAGCTTCTGTTTCTGGGGTTATTCCAGCAAGGGACATATTTAAACTAGCAGTATCTACAGCAGCCTTTTTTGCACTAGCTGAATATATATTTAGTGTGCCATAAGCACCAGCAAAGGCATCTTTTACAGCCTCAACTACTGGTTTTGCCCCATTCATTTGTCTATTTAAACCTATCGTATCAACTGCAGCATTTTTAGCTCTAGTTGAATATCCATCAAGGGCACCATATGCTGTAACAACAGCATAATGTGAAGATTTTGCTGATGATGTAACTCCACCTAATGCATTATTTAGATTAGTCGTATCAGCTGTAGCAGCTTTGGCTTTAGTTGAATGAGTTGTTAATGACTTATATGAATCGCCAATTGCATCTGCTTCTTTTTTGGCTTCCTCAGCCAATTTTTGTTCTGCAGCAGCAAATTCAATAGCTACATCTTTTGCTTTAGTTGTTGCCCTTGCAACATTTTGTAGCATAATAGCTGCCATAGCCTCCGCTGCTTCGAGCTTTCTCATTGCGCTTGCTGCTCTAATATACGCAAGCTGAATTTGCTCAGTTGATGCAGTTGCCGATTTAGATATTCTTTTATATGATTCTAAGCTAGTTGATGCAGTAATAATTGCATTCTTTACCTGAGTTAGCTGCTTTTTAAACTCTGCAATTGATGTGGCTGTTTCTTTTGATGAAAGGCCAGAATCTTTTGTTGCCCTTGTAAATTCTACCATTGACTCCCGTAGTTTCACAACCATATTTTTGGAGGATTCAAAAGCACGATTCAGCTTTCCTATTGCGCTTCTAGCAGATGCAGCATTTTTATCACTAAGGGCTTTTGTATAATCTCTAAATGACTCAGCTAATGCATTTGTCTTTTTAGTTATTTTAGAAAAATCATTGTCTAATTTTTTAAGTTGTGAATCAACGCTTGATGAATCAAGCGTAATTTTGACACTAATATTATCAGTCATTTTCTATTCCTTATTTGTAGACTCTAACAACTTATTGTCAAGAGCCTGAATAACTAAAACAAATTCAGCCTTCGTACCAATTATTTCAAATATATCCATATATGCAGCTATATCACTAATTGCTATTGCATTTCGCTCAGTTCTTGCATTTGATAATACCCTAAACGCGGATAAATACCATTCAGATACAATTGTACTTTGAACAGGATCATCGAGAGGAGTAGGCTGCCCTTCAAGGCGCAGCCTCTCATACATCTTGATATTTGCTGCATGATCAAGATTCCACTCAATTAGCCTTACTGCTCCCCCAATGCCAATTCCTCATCATTCTTGATATAATTATCAAGATTTTTTGAGAAGTCTTTAATATAGTCATAGCAATCAGAATCGCTTTTAATAAGAGACTCTGCATTTGCTTTACTATACTCTAGATCACCAGGGAAATTTTCCCAATTAAGCAATATAGTTTCTGCATATGCTGATGCCATGAGCTCTTCTGCTTTTGCCTCTTCAAGAGTATTTGTATCAATATCATGCTTATATGGCTTTGATATTTGACGAAAGAACCTTTTAAACTTGATATTTGAATCTCTGGCAATAAGTAGTTTAACGCCGCGATATATTCCCCATGACCCTTCTGTTTCAACCTTGCCATCAATTGGGGTTATTTTAATATTCATATGTTCACCTGTATAAAAAAGTGCCTGTATAATTCTATAAAAGACCTGCTCAAATGGTCTACAGGCAAACCATAAGAGCAGGGAAAGACTCATAGCCTTTCTTGATTATGCAACAACATTATTAGTTATTGTTTCAGGACCAAAGTTTGCTACTGGAGTTTCGCCAGTGCCATCTGCAAGCAAATTGCCACCAGCCGCAGTATAAGCAAGTGTTGGATTATCTGTATCAACAACTGCTGCGCTCATAGTAAGAGTCAGAATATCGCCAGATGCCACAGCCGCGCTTACAGTTGGAGAAGAAGCAACACCAGCAATAACCATATTAGTTCCATCAGTGACTTGAACATCACTATCAAATGTAACTGTCATAGTAGTATCAGTTGCATCTTCAACAGCACCAGACTCAAACAATGGAGCAGCAACAGCAGACCCATCCATGAATTGGAATTCAATCATGTAATTATCAGTTGGATCACGCAATGCCCTCAACCCACCAGTAAGAGTAAGGAAGTTATCTTTGCCATCAATAGGCACATCAAGACTTTCAAACTTACATTTGGGCATTGTCATAACAAGGCCATTGCCATCACCATCACGAAGCGCAAGAACTACACTGAATGATTCTGAATTGATAAACTTATTGTATACAGAAAGATCACAGAAATACATAGTGATATCTGCTGTAACATTAAGAGTAAAGTCAGTTACATCAACTGCACCCAATGTTCCAATACACTTAGCTCCTTGAGTACCATTATCAATAGTCAAGTTCATTGTTTGGAAACAAGACTCAGATGTCAAGCCAGCCAGTGAAATACCAGCAACACTAGTAACTGCATTCATAATAGAATATTCAGCCACTTCAGTTTCAGATTGGCTAGCATAATCAGTACCAGCAATCTCTGTATCTTCAAGAGGAGTTTCAATAGTTCCAAATACACTAACAGTGCCATTCAAAATAGAGCCTGTTTCAAAATTGAAACTTGCCATTGAAATAGAACAGCCAGGATAAAAGAAATTAGAATACACTGGAGAGCCAGCACTAATACAAGAAATTCTCTTTCTGAAGCAATAAAGATCCGCTGCCTCAGATGCATTTCTGAAGACTGCTTTGTGAGCAATACCACCAGTGCCATCATCTGGAATAGGAGGAGTTACTGTAATTTCATCTGTTCCTATTCCAGTAACACGATAAATGCCATCAACAGAAGATGGGGACATCCCATTAATGTTAATATAAGAGCCTACTCCATAAGTATCTTCGATATCAGCAAGGCCAAGGATGCTTCCAGACTCAGTGGCAGTAATCCCAGTAAGATAAGAATCAGCAGGGCCATTGGCACTATCATCACGCAAAAGAGAAATCAGAAGTGGCTTATATGGATGATATGATAGTTCATAATTCATATCTCCAGAAACTTCTGCATCAGTTAAAACAAGATCATCAGTTTGACGATCATTACGAATTACTTCTGATACAGCAGTAGTAAGCGCAGAAGTTGGACCACCACCAGTTGTTGGCAGAATTTGAAATTCAGGACTAGCAGGAACATCGCCATTCCCATCATGCGCTACATAGCCAATGCTTGTATAGTTTGTACTTGTAATACCCATCGTATTTTACCTCAATTTAACAGTTTGATTGAGCCCAGCACTGAGCTCTTACGTTTAGCTGGAACCAACCATTTCCTTCGTCACCAACTCTATGGGTTTCAGCGGCATAAAAATTGACACCGTCAATTACAATATTACTAAATAGTGCCTCTAGTATTGCAGCATATTCATATGCTAGACCAGAACCAATATTTAATGGAATAAAAACTTGTATCCAAAATGATGCATAATCTCTTTTTGCTAATCCACCTAGCGCAACATTTTCAGTTAAAACAGGACGCAAAAAGCATCTTAGCCATGCATCAGTCGGAACATCAAAATCTGCATTATCAAATGCAATTTCAGTTGTTGACCAATTATCACTAAGATGTTTTTCACAAACTTTTACGATCTCACCAAAATTCATAATTTTAAATCCTATTCTGCAAAATAAGCCGTTTTTCCTTAATCTGCCCTATTTTTGCCCCAATAACATGCTTTGAAACTATATCATTTATCCAACCTTGATAATTGGCTGCTTTTTTCTTTGACGTTCCTGTATTTAGTATTTCCATATATGGGGCTAAATTAACAATATACCACGTTGTTACTTTTCTTGCGCCCGGCTTTGAATACTTATATAAAACTTCTGGATATGTAGGATAATCATATAAACGCTTACATTCATCTGTATCAGCTCTTCGGCCAAGTGGATTTTTAGATTTTACAATTCCTGTTGTAACAAACCAACTACCCCTAGCATATCCAGTACATACTGGAGTAGCTTCAACAAGATCAAACCACATTGCACCAATAAGATTAACTTGTCTTACACCAATTATATTTGTAATTACCCTGCCAAGCTCTTTGAAAGATCCAACTTCTGTATATCCGGATTCACTTGTTTGAGATCCTGGTCCACTTATTGGTCTCATAATCTACACTGAAGCTCCCAATGAGCATCCGCTGGGTCGGCTGCAACATTTATGATTTTAAATTTCTTGCCAGCGCCTTCTATATAATCATCAATTTCAGGCGTAGCAGCTAATTCATTAGTTAGAATTATAGCTTTTGCATCAGTTGGATGAACCGACTCATTAAAAACTTCTCTATCTAAATAGGAATCTAGTACGCCTCGTGTAGTAAAAGAGGTTTCTGTAACTACATTTTCGCTTAATTCGGTGTTATATGCCCCTGAAATCTTAATTAGCGTTAGAATTTTAACAGCATCTGCAAGATCTGTATCGAATGCAGCGCCAAGGTCTCTTTGAATGTCTTCTCTAAGTCCCATTTTTAATTACCTGTTAATATCTAATTCTAATCGTAAAATTAGAATCGAATAGCGGGGGATTACCCTATTAAATCGAAGAATAGAAGGGGATAATCTCATACCCTTAATACCATTTTAACTGATTTGTTAATCTTTTTACAAATATCATGTAAGAGCTGATTAACATCATCCTGTGCATCACTAGCTTTAGATCCAGAAGCAGTGTATTCTGTTTCAGATTCAATAGAGCCAGCCTTTGTACGTTTAAGCGTTACTGCTCCCTTTGTCTCATTTCCAGTTTCAATTAGGGTGCCTTGAAGATGATCTTCTGCTAATAGGGCATTAGCATATTTAATTTCATCAGGTGGTGTATCTTCATCAAATTCAACACAAGAATAATTTGAATCAAAATAAACTCTACCCCAGAAAAGAGCACTGTTCTTATCAGCAGTCTCTGCATCTTCCCAAGTTGTATGCCCAAGCAAATATGAATTAGCCTCAGCTACGGTACAATATGGTGTTACTAGTGCCATTATGCTTCCTCACTCAATCTACGTTCCTGAATTTTATTAAGCCTTTCTGCAAGTCTTTCTGCGTTCTTTTTTGACTTGTTAATGAATCTATATTGGCGTTCAAATACTACTGCCCACATAAGGCCACCTGGCTGCATTGTTTGTTCAACTTTAAATTTATTTTTCATTTATATCCATTATGCTCAAGTGAATAGTGATTTCCATCGTTAAATCTTCCACCCCACCTAGCATTTGGATCTTGTTGCTCCCACCATTCACCCAATTCACGATGGCCTTCTGTTGAAGATATATATTCACCATCTTTAAACAGATTAAGATCAATCGCAATTTTTAGTTTATGGCATGAATTCTTATGTCCATATCCTTTTTTATCACCCATCATGCCAAAGGCTCTTGGATCTCTGAATAAATCTCCACCACGAATGTTAAACCCTAACTCATGCGCCTTATTAATCAAGCGTGGAAGCAGCCTCATAAAACGCTCTTGCTTTTTGCCTAATGTGCTCAATTATTTTGCCCCCTTTTGCTCAAGGTATCTTACCCGATCTAATATATCTGCATGGATAGAACGATTATCTGCCTTACATTCGCCAATTACAGCAAGGATATTTTCTTTTCCCCTTTCCCACATTTCAAATGAGAATCTTGTTCCCTTATCATGAAAATCTTCAATATGCTTTAATTCAACAAATATAGGGCTCAACTTTAAATCCATTTGAGCATCAATACCATCATGAACCTTTTGAATATTTTCAATTTGAATATCAAATGGTTTTAATTGCTTGGATACTTCTTTCTCAATATTTCCTTGCATCATAAATAACAATGTAAATAGTGGGATAACTACTGCTACAATCATTCCAATTACTGTAGTCCACATCCTCCAATCAGGATTAGACCTTATATTTTCCGCTACCATGCCAACACCAAAAAATAACATATTTTTCTTTGCTAACAAAGAAATAGAAAACCAATGAGGATCAATTGTACTAAACATTACCACATTCCATTTTCACGAGCTTTTTCACACCCAAGCAGCCAAGTCATAACCCACCAATAACGAGCGCGAAAATATCGTTGCTCACTATCTAATATATCTGCTAAGACAGTTGATGCTTGCCAATTAGTAACTGAAGTCCCATCACTCCACTTGCCAGTTTCACATATTTTATCATGAACCCACCAAGCTTCAGACCAAATATCAAAAGCTCCGGTTGCTCCATCACTTTCAAATCCTTCTTCAACAATAACATGCTTATCATAGCGTTTACTATAATATCTTATTGTATAAGGCAGTTTGTATTCCCTTTTCATTTTGGCACCGCCATATCTAACATGCGATCCATGACTTCAAACGGACTAGCTGCCTCATCAATAACAGTTTCAAAAGAGCAATCACTTCCGATTTTGATTGTAGCCCCCATAACTTCACGACTAGAAGTAGCTCTGGCGGTACATTCCTGCGAACCATCTGAATGAATGATTTTATGATAATCATAGATGGCTCCACCAGCAGAAGCTTTGCCAAATTCTGACATAGAACAGCCAGAAATAAGAAAGGCAGAAAGAATTAAAATGAGTTTCATATTAGTCTCCTATACTACAGTATCAAGGTTAGCATAAACTTTGAAAGTCTTAATCTCAGAACTCCAAGTTCCAATTGGCAATGTTACTCTTGCTTGAATTTTCCAAGTTCCAGTTTGATCTAAATCACCATCAATAGTAGTATATTGAATAATGGCATCTGTTCCATCAGTCTTAAATTCTGCATCTTTAGTTACCAATGTTGTTCCATCAGGCTTCATAAAAAATACTGTTTTTACTGTAGCAGTATTAATATCTGATGCTGCAACATCACAATCTAACAAAGGAATTTCAAATACTGTTCCAATATCATTTAGGTGGATTTCTTCTACGCTACAAACCATTTTATAACTCCGTATCAAAACTAATGAAGGTATTTATCTGAACTTCATCAGAACTAGATGTTTGAATACTCAACTCTATATCGACATTATCTGTAATTGTTAATTCATTTGTTACTTTAGTAGTTAATGTTAATGGAATAACCACAACATCAATAGGTGGAGTAAGTTTTTCATATCCATAAACAATAGAATCAGTTGCTACTAGCGCACCAGTCCCTGTAACGATTCTTGCTCCAACACCAGCAATATAACTTTCGCTTGCTTCAAGGAGTCCACTTCCTATTCTTAATATATAACCAGAGCCAGAAATAGTTGAATCTTCAGATTCTAAGTTGCCATATCCAGCAACATGAATTCTACCATCACCAGCAATACTTGCATCTATAGCAGATAATGATCCAGATCCTTTATGAATTAATTCTCCTGTTCCATTAATCTCAGCATCATTACTATTTAGCGCACCTGTTCCAGAAATACTGCCACTAATGCTTCCACTTCCCTGTATTTCTGATGCATTACTAGCTAAGGTGCCTGTTCCAGAAAGAATCCTTTTCCCAGTACCTGCTATTAAACTATCTGATCCTTGTAATGCACCAACTCCAAAAATTAAATTATAATGATTACCAATGCCAGCAATTTCTGCATCATTTGAATTTAATGAGCCTGTTCCAGCGATATTCCCACTAAGACCACCTTGACCAATAATAGTAGAATCATTTGATAATAATAATCCAGCACCAGAATAAACTCGCTTTCCTTCTCCATTAATACTAGATGAAGTGGATAATAGTGTCCCTGATCCTATAGATATCCTTTCCCCAACTCCTATTATGCTTGCGCTACTAGAAAATAAATTACCATTACCAACTACTATTCTTTTCCCTGTTCCAGCAATAGTAGAATTATTTGATAGTAAACTACCAGTGCCTATTAATATTCTTTCACCTACTCCAATAATGCTAGATGAAGTGACTAATAATGTACCAGATCCTACTGAGACTCTTTCCCCAGCCCCTATTATGTTGGCTACACTAGATTGTAATAATCCTATTCCACTGTGGGTTGCACCACCAGAAATCCAAGTACCACTTCCAAGAATACTTGAATCATCAGAATTTAAGGAGCTAGCCCCAATATGAATTACTTTGCCTGATCCATCAATCAAAGAATTATTAGACTCAAGTGCTCCAGCAGCAGTATGTATTAATTCTCCTGCTCCAGCAATAGAACTACTTGTTGCTAATAGTGATCCAGTTCCTGAGTGGATTACTGCTGTAGTTCCTGTGCCTACTATTAATGGCTGGTCTGATTGTAATATACCAGAGCCAGAATAAATCTTTGTTCCTACTCCAGCAATAGTTGAATCTGTAGACTCTAATGCTCCTGTAGCAATATGGATTGCTTTGCCAGAACCAGCTACAGTTGAATCATTAGATAATAGGCTTCCAATTCCTATATGGATTAATTCTCCAGATCCTATTATACTGCTATTGCTTGCTTCTAATTGTCCACTTCCTGTATATAACTTATTTCCTTGTCCAGCAATACTTGAATTATTAGACTCTAGCAAACCAGTAGCAGTATGAACTAGCTCACCTGAGCCTACTATCGCTGAATCTATAGCTGATAATGAACCTGTACCAGTATGAGTTGTTATTTTTGCACCAGCACCAAAGATTTCTGAATTATCAGATTCTAATGATCCAGTACCAGCATGAGTTTTATATAGGCTTCCAGACCCTACTATCGTGGTATCATCAGACTGTAATGCACCAGTTCCAGTTTTAGCTCCTTCGGCAGCAGGCTTAACCACCCAAATAAATACATGATGATCGTCAGTGGTTCCATCTGTTACCCACTGGGCATTTCCAAATGCTGCGATCTCTTGCCCAAAAGCAAAAGTTAATCCTTGAGTAAGTCCATTTATTCCATGTTGATGTATGCCTCGTACAAGAGAACCCTGCGATAAAACTACACTTGTATATTCTGCTGCTGGGTCAGTAGAAATGCCCCCAAATAATAAGCAGTTAGCTGATGTTTGAGTTAGTGCTATGCCACTTGGCGTTCCAGTATTATCTTGGACATTAGCAGTAGGGGTGACCCCATCTTCCGGGGTTGTGTTATCTGCCCCCCGCACGACAATCATCTGAACCAAAACACCATCTGAATCGGTTGTTTGCGGAATCCATTGTGTTCCGTTTGTTGGCTCTGCTGAAGCGTCTGTTATTACTTTACGACAAAGCCCTGAGTTGTGGTCATTAGCAGTTGTCGAGATTAAATTCTTTATGTTCGTAAAGCCTTGATTATCTGTGCCTCCTTGCGTAGACCCTACAAACCAGCTATCTCCAGGATCGTCATCCTTGTGGCACCAAAAATAAACTACATCCCCATCTTCCAACTCTGTTGGTATATCAAAAGCGATTCCATAATCGCTGGCATCTATTTGATCCTCACGATAAGCTATCCAAGGCCCACTCTTAACGTCCCATGCTGTGCTTAAACTATACTGAAAAGTATCATCATAAAAATTGTGAAAATATATCTTAGTCCCGTCATCATTTACTATTAACTGCCCAGTCTCATATTCATGGTCAAAATTAGCTTCTTCACATTGATCTGTAGCGGTTGTTACATCCCATGCGGTGCTTAGGTCTATTGCAAAAACTACCTCTTTATCAGATGGAGTTGTTGCCCCACTAAGAATTCTTTTGCCATCAGATGAAAAATTGATGGTTGCCCCACCAGCTCCAACATATTGAGAGGTTTCAGTTCCTTTTGAGTCAAAATCCCAAGCAGGGCTTAATGGGGCAGATATTAAGAATCCACCAATTTTATAATAATATACAACTGTGCCAGTTGGGTTAAACGCCAACCCCCCTGTGTCGGCCATTGTTGTATTTACAGGATCACCCCGAGATGAAACATCCCAAGCCTCTGTTAATACAAATTGCGATATAGTGGTGCTTCCTCTGACATAGAGATTTAGACCATCAGGGCTGAATACTGGGTTATATCCATATGACAACGCTAAGTAGTTGCTTTTTACATGAGTTAAGGTTGATGTTAAATCCCATGCAGTACTTACATTATATTCATGTATATATACCCAAGAGCTTACTGTATCAAGCACATAATACTTAGTTCCGTCTGCACTAAACGTATGTCCTCGCCCTGTAGCGGTTGTATCATCCCCACAATTAAAGACGCCATCATAGGTAATGCTCATAATACCACCTGCGACATTTTTATGTAAACATCTTGTTCAATCCCTGTTTCTTCATCCAACTCAGTTCCATCTGAATAATAAATAATGTCTCTTTCTTCATCTCCTATTTCTTGAGTAAAATATGTCTCTTTTACTAACTTAACAATTTCATTTTGCGCAAGACCAAGCCCTAGTTGCTCCATAACTAAAGCAACAATATCAGCCTTAGATGGCTCTGCTACTGCCACCTTTCGGATCCTGTGATAGTCAATGCGCTTAGCCATTATCTAAGCTCCAAGTGTATATTTACAGATGTTGTTATTGTTAAAGGAATCACAATTATATCCGCTGGGATTAATGGTATCTCTATGCCAAG